CTCCTAATTTCTTCCGTCAAATCTACGATTTTAAGGAACTTGGCAAGGTTATCGTCTGATATATCATTCACATCCACTGCAGCGATCTGAGATCGAACCTCATCGATCTTAGACAGGACAATGTCATTGCTGCATTGTACCTTGTACTCTTGCAAAGTGTTCAATGCGCTTGTTTGTACGGACTCTACAAGCTTGATAAACCTAGATGGTTCTGTGTCTACGAAGATATATGACTTGATTAACTCTTGTTGGATTGGTGTCATTGTTTTTCCGTATTTTTCGTTAAACTTTTCAACCATGATTTTAGCAACGAGAGGGTCGACTTCTGGAGTCTTTTCCTCTTTAAGAGATTTAATTACAGGTTTTTTCGTAAGGATTTGATGCACTTTACCTTCATAAATAACGGAACCACTTAGGGAACTATTATTACGGTCTCTCCACGTTTCTAGGAGCTGGCCTACTGTAGCTAACTCCGTATAGTTCGAAAGGTGTTGCTTCCAGAAGCCTTTACCGAAAGTGTAGTTAACGTCTTTGATCAATTTAGACTTTTCTCGCTCCAAACGATGTTTGTTGTGTTTTTTGGCAGCGTTTTTTGCTTCACCCAAGACACGAGTCGCCAAAGATTCGTCAAATCCGAAGTTTTGACTCAGCGCTTCAAACAATTGGTGCTCTCTTTGCAGTTCTTGCCCTTTCTGAAAGAATCGGGAAATAATACGCTGTGCTTCTTTTTGTTTGGTAACGTCACCTTCGATAAGACCAGCTGCAGCAGTTTTCAATAGTAGTCCGTATACGATGCCTACGTTCCTTTTCTTGTTATGTGATTTACTCATCATCTTTCCTCGTCAATATCTAAATCAAATTCATATTCTTCTGTATCCGCATCGAGCGAATGATCAAAATGCTCTTCCAAAAGTTCAGAATAGGAGCTTTCTGGATTTTCGGTTAATACGGTACCTAATCCTAACTTAACTGACATACTTTCCATTGTCTTTCTCATTGACTTGGACAACGAAGGTGCAACGGTATTTGGAATCGGATCTTTTTCTTCTTCCATACCAGCTATATATTCCGCAAGCCTTCGTTGTTTTGATTCATTAGCCAAAAGATTGGTTTTGGTAGAGTTTCTTAACCAGCTATTATCGTACGGATCGTTCATGGAGTCCTGTGATCTTTTATTTGTGACCATTCCGTGAAAATCAGGCTTGTTTAATTTATCCGCTGTTCTCGTTGACTTTCTTTGTCTAGGTTCATGCATCTCCTCACCCCACACATTGGTCTTACCGGTGGCAGATGGTTTCACTGCGGTTTCACTTGAAGCTGCCATAGCAGCGATCCTAGCGAGATCAATTTCATCATCATCGAGTTCATCGGTTTCTCCAATTAAAGAGTCTCCGAAGTCGTCGTATTCATTGACACCAGGCTGGGGTTGTATCCCGGTAAGAACAGGTCCTTCAGGTTGGTCTCCAGCAAAGAGTCCACCGTCATCTCCGCCTCCTCCACCATCGTCTCCGTCAGCTCCGACAGCCTCTAATTCCATGTCAGCAAGCTTTTCTTTCAGCATGTCATTTTTGATTTTCTCGATATCTTCGGAAGTGAAACCGAAGATATTTCGATACAACCAGTTTTTAGATACCATGCCTTCTGGAGCGGAACCAGCAATATCAAAGCGCATCTTAATCAAATCCAATTTTTGGCTTTGAGCCAATGATGACGGATTACTCAACGCTAATCTGAAATCTAGAATTTCTTCATCGTCAAAACCGTGACAGTACAAATGGATCATCGCCAGTTTATTCAACTCTGCAATGATCGTCTTTTGAATCCTTGCAATCGTACGAGAAAATCGAATGTCTTCTTGAGCTAATGTAGCTTTAGATCCGATGTCTTCATCATACCCTAGGTAAGCTTTCGGGATTTTCAACGCAGCAAAAAGCTTCTTTTGGATATATTCTACATCCTCAATAGCAGATGCATTGGTACCACCGGCTAGGTTATCCACTCTCGTACCACTGTCTCCACCACGTACAGGAATAAAGTAGTCTTCGTCAACGGCCATTGGGTTATATCTCAGGTCCATTGTGCCGTTCTGTCCCACAACTGGGTTACGCTTCAATGCAGTCTTCGCTTGTTCTACATAGTCTTCGATTTCATCTGGTGGAACGTTACCCACATCAATGTAGAATACCCTTCTTTCTGGTGCACGAACAACTCGATAGAGCAACATTGCATCTTCTTGGAGGATTAGTTGTCGCCAGATTCGTCTTGCTGACTCCAATACAGATGAACCATACGGTAGAAACGCGTCGTTACCCAAGAGTCGAAAGTGTGACACTTGCCAGTTTTCTAGGATAGTGTTACCCTGAGTAATCCAACGGAATCTCACGGCACTTGGGTCATCTAAGTCAAATCCTTCTTCTCGTTCCACTTCTGTGATCGTAATAGGATATGCATCCACAACACCGTATTCTGGATGGATGTCATTGAATAGGAAGAAGTCTCCGTATTTAACAAGGTTTCGAACCCACATCACCAAATTAAAGTTTACGTTGAGTGTTTCGTAAAACAGGGTCTCGAGAAGCTGTTTCTTTTTTCTATCTTCGGAATAAACGTGCAACACTTTACCATCTACGTCAGAGGAACATGTCTCCTCCGCATAAATGTCTAGTGCACTCGCAATTTCCGGCATGCTTTCCATTTCTGAAAAGTCACCATAACGAGCCATTCGATCAAATGAACCATAAGCGGAAAGGGTCGAATTATATACGTCGCTATGAGCTTTTTTAAACAGCTCCACCGCACTTGATGCTTTCTTCGAGCTTTTCGTATAATTCTTAACCCTTCTTTTAACTGTCGGGCCACTTCGGAATAGCTTCGTTAATCTATTAAAGAGATTATCGTTTTGTTCTGCCATATCTACCTACCTGATATTATGTATGTGTAGTAATTATACCGATAGGAACGAATTTGTAGATTTTATATAACCCATCCGTATTTTCTTGCTCTAAATAATGGGTCGGGACTATATGGATTTTGAACATTTTGCCTCAGTATACTGTTCTCAATCTTGTTCCGATTCGTTCCAAACGCTGCAGCCATACTTTTAGAAAGGTCACCAGATTTTTTGCCAATGGCAGATGGACTGGTATCATACATCCACGTACCAATCGCTAATGCCATAATCAAGTCATCTGTCTTGCCTTTCATAGCTTGTACTTTTCCACCGTTCCACACAAATGTCTTGAGCTCATTAAAGAAACGTGTAGAACGGATTCTAACTTCTTTATTCCTGAGAACTTCTTCTAATTTCGTAAGGATTTGGGCTCTTGTCTTGGCATTCGTCTGAAATCCGATCTTACCTAATTCTTGTTGACCATACATAAAATCGTACTTCGCTTTTTCCGTTTGGAAGTAAAGATTTGTGTATCCCATCTCCACAAGTTTCATGACTACGGCATATCCGTAACTATTATTTTCTGGGATCAATTGCGCATTGTTATAACGATTGCCCACCTCTACGAGAAGAGAAGCAAATTGATCCGGTGGTAGCTTTCCTTGGTATTCCGCTACGACAGCAGATTTCTCTGTGTCAATCACATGAAAAGTTGAGTAATCTTTTGCATCTCCTCGGGACACATCTGCGGACACAATGTATTCTTTTTCTTTCTGTGGGTATTCCCACGTCCAAACATTTTGTCCCGGACCCCAAGTCTCTATCGGATGCTGAAGATTGGCCCGATAATACTCGATGTCTTCTTGTCTCAAAAATGTGTCACCGGAAGCAGCGAAATCACAAAGCAATTCCTGTGCGATCTGCTTCTTCGACATTTGCTTAGTTTCTTCTTCGAACCAAGCCTCATCCCTATCGGGGTGAACGTCCCACGGTAACTTAATAGAGTTGAATTTGTTCTCATTGCGTTCTGCTGCCATCCAAAGATCGTAATACTGTCCACCGACACCATTCGGAGTACTTAGGATCACGGCATTACCACCTGTCGACAACGTAGGATACAATCCAGTCCAAATCACATCGAAGTTATTTACGAATGCAGCCTCATCCACGATTAGTAGTGAAAGAGCTTCACCACGTCCAGCATCGGGACTGGTTGGAATGGCTTTAATAACCGAGCCATTCGAGAACTCCATTTCCGTTTGGTTGTTCTTCAGGATTTCGGGCATTACGAGCCATTTTGGAAGTGCTTGAAGAAGATATTTACACTTTCGGAACCAAAGCTGTGCTACCTTGAGCTTAGTAGCAATGACGAGAATGTTGCGATCTTTACGGAATAGAGCTAACCACATAGCATAGGCTGCAGTAATCGTAGAAATACCAAGCTGACGTGATTTCAGAATAATATTAAAACGATGTTGTTCAAAATCACGGACACAATCCTCTTGAAATGGATATGTTTTGAAAAGTCCGGATCCATGGCCTGCCCCATACTGGATGTTAACGTAGTTATTAAAGAAGTAAATGGGATCACGACCACACTTCATCAATTCATCCATCCGTTTCTGTTTGACCGACATTCTCGACATGAGTATCTTTCCTTCTTATTTCAAGTGGTACGATACTGTGTTATAATATTTTCCTCGGAGCATTCCGGGATTCCAATGGATCACTTCGAAGTGTGACCGATTATCCCCTTTCTTCGCATTCAGTGTTTGGCCAGTTTTTTCTTTGAAGTCAGCTTTGATACGAGAAATCTCCTCATTGAGCGCTTTGATCGATATATCTTC